TTCATCTATCCATTCTACTGGCACGAATCTATCTGCCCATATAAAATTATTATTACTTAGCCAATCACCATAAGTTGTTTTACTTGTTTTGTAAAGTTTATTTCTAGAATTTTGTAATACAAACCTAATGTCCAAGTCTGGTCTTTGTTGTTTTATATACAAATGTTTGGCTCTATCTTCTTTAGTTAACTGACCTTTAAGTTCAATGATTATACCGTTTGATAATATTATATCTGGTGTGTATGTTTTCCTAATCTCTGGAACTACATAAGGTATGACAAGTGTTTCATATTCAAACTTAACTTCATCCTCATCAAGCTTAGCGCAGACGGTAGCTTCAAAGATGGATCTATAAAATCCTTTTTCTTTTCTTAATACACTCATGGAATATCTTCTGAAACATTAGGTTCATTAACCACTTTGGTTAACCATCGTGGTCCTTTACTATAGATAAACTTTCTTAATCCTATTCCATCATTAGCATCAGACCAACAATCAACTTTATATGCGCAGTAAGAACAACCCACACTTAGCTTCATATTGCCTGATGTTCCGTCTGGTTCTTCATCGTAACATCTTGGTGGTGGTTTGTTCTTATCCTTTAATACTTTTCGTAAGTGTTTAATTCTTTCTCGTGCATTAGGTATATCTGACTTGTGTGGGCGACATAATGCAAGTGCTCCACTTTGTTTATCGATAGCAAGAAAACCTACCTCATCATTCTTATTTGCTTGCGAGTATGCGGCGATCTGATGTAGATATCCAAAGGCATCTGTCTCTGAAGTAAGATCATTCTCTCTAAACTTTCTGAATCCAAACTGTGATGCCGACTTAACATCAATAACAACTCCATCTATTACTGCATCTTGATGACCTACAACTCCATCAAGGTCTAATGTTTTCTGTTCATCTGTGACAGAATGTCCTGCCGTTTTAGCTAGTAATAAGAGAAGTGCTTCTAACATATGCCCATATAAAAACTTTATTCGAGCATGAGCTGGCATATGTTCTCTTAGTTCTGGTTTGTATAGCTCATACCATAATTGACGATCTGGTTTGCCGAGGCTCGACATACGAATACCTCGGCTACCAGATTGTTTTTCTGTTAGATAAGTAAGAACAGCATCTTTAATACTCTCTGCAAATTCATTTAGGTTATCTGTTGTGGGTATATTCTTGTTGCCCTCGTCAAATAATTTGTAAATATCTTTTACAAGAGTATCTATGCTCTTCTTATCTGACATTAGAACGGAAGTTTATCGTCTTCCAATCCGTCTGCTTTTCCGTTAGTTGGAGCCTGGTATCCAGACTCTTCACCGAACTCATCTAAGTTTTCAGAAGGACTGTACTCAACTAGTTTAGTTACTTGTACAGCTTTTAAAGATGAGCCAACACCTTGATTACCACCGACGTTATAATCGTATGTATCAAAAGCCACATTAACTTTTGAACCATTACCAATTAAAACATCAGGACTAATCGGTGTCTTCTTGGAATCTACAACACGAGGTGCAGAGTTCTTTGTACCATCCTTACGAGTGTACTTTCTTTTGATAGTAACGAAATCATTTCTCTCGTCACCTTTGTTTTTAATACGAGGACCAAGACCCAAGTCTTGTAATTGTTTCTTAGTCTTTGCATCCACTGTTACATCAATGGAAAAAATACCTTGTTCATTATACTGATCAAAGTGTGGTTGGTGGACTTTCGCCCAATAAGCAGTGCCTGTAATTACTGGCATATTTATCTCCTTAAATTAAAAGTTTATAAAAGTTATTAAAAGTTAGTGTCTCAATAAAGAAACACCTCGACAGTATACCATACTATCAATGGTGTCAACAGTTAGTGGGTTTCTTTCCAAGTCGTGCCGATTGAATACTCACTATCTAGTGGACATCGTAAGTCAAATTGTTTCTCTACACGTTTCATTGCCTCCTTTGTAATGTTACCAAAATCTACAGCTTGTTCCTTACGGACTTCAAACTGCACCTCATCATGGACGTTAGCCACTGGCTTAGCATCCAAGTTCTGCTTGTCGACCTCATCAATTATATTGAGTAGCCATTGCTTACATATAATTGCACCCGCTCCTTGAATAAGTGTATTCAAACTAGAGTGGATGGATCGTGCAAGTAGAATCCTTTTATCAAGCGCAACCAATTGGTACTCACCATACTTGCGCTTACGTCTTTGTAATAAATTAACTAAGTTACTTGTTAAAGTTTTCATACCTTTAACTTTATTTATAAATCGTTTACGACTTTCTAATCCAGCCTCTGAGTTACCTCCAACTATTTGACCTAGCTTTGCATCTCCAGCTCCATAGATGAATGCATACACCCAAGTCTTGGCCGTTGGTCTATCTTTTAATCCTATTATGTTTTGATTGTAGGTATGTATGTCCCCGTCTACTACTTGTTCTGTAAACTTTGGGTTCTGTAAGTAATGTGCGAAGCATCGTAACTCCAAACCACTAGCATCTGATCCAACTAAACAATACTTACTTGGATCTTGTATAGTCCATAGTGATCTGCATTGCTCACCGTATGGTGAATAACTTGCTGGAACTTGTGCCATATTAGGACCGTAGTGACTCATCCGAGATGTTACACAACCAAGTGTTATAACTCTGCCGTGTACTCTACTATCATCTCTTACATTCTTTAACCATGATTGTATTTGTGATACACGTTTCTCATACAAAAGATATTCTGCAATCATCTTAGCTTCTGGATACTCTATTTCTTTTAGAACTGCCTCATCAATTACTGGTAGTCCAGTTGGTGTAGTTTTCTTTGGTACCCAATTGTATTTCTTTTGTAGTCGTTCTGCTATCTGCTTTCTTGAACTAGGATTAAACTCATCGACATGATCTTTCAATGGTTTGCCAGTCGTCTTATGAAATCGTGGTGTATATATTGTTGGGAATATAGTTTGTAAGTCTTTCTTTAGATCCTCTGACTTAGTCTTTAACTCTTCTAATAAATCATGTGCTCTATTAACATCAAGATAGAATCCATTCTTCTCTTGTTGATCTATGATTCTTCTTACCCTATGTTCCATACGTACACTCTCTGTACTGAAACGTGTTATCTTCGGCGCTAAGTGTTGCATTAGTTTACGTGTGACATGTACATCTTGTTGACAATACTTCAACATCTCTTCTGAATATTCCTCGAAGTCTTTGAACTCTAGCTTACCACCTCGTGTTAGTTTCTTACCCCAAGATTTTAAACTGTGACCACCCTCTATGTGTGCATTAACCATCTGAGATATTAGAAGTGTATCAATAATATTTTCCAAAGGTATTGTTATATCTAACAGTCTCTCCAATACTGGACCATCAAAGCTTACACCATTATGCATGATGTACTTACGATCTTGATTGTGAAACTCTTTGAACTCTTGGCATCCTTGTTCTTGTATAAAGTCTCGTTGTTCTCCAGTTGCATAGTCCTGGATACATATACAGTGTATCTTGGTTGCTTCTAAACTATCAGTCTCTATATCAAGAACTACTGTATCAAACTTTGAATCCATCATTCACCTCCTTGAAGTCATCGTTGTCTTTAGATTTTGGATTAGGTATTTCAGTCAAGCGACCAGTATCTTTATGCCATTGTAACCAACAACATGGACCAGTCTCTCCACTAAATCTGTTCTTCAATATACGAACTGTAGTTTGGTTTCTCTTCTCCATATCTTCTGCTTGTCCGTTTCTTTCCAACGAGAAACAAAAGTCAGAGAGTTGTGCAATACCGTGTGAACCTCTGAGCTGTGACAGACTAACTATCGCACCTTCTTCGTGTCCACTATCTGAACTAGCTCGCCTACTTAAATGAGATACCAACATCAGATGTATGTTCTGTTCTTGGACTAGAGTTCTGAGCCTTGTCATTATACTATCGATGGCTCTTCTCTCATTGTCACCAGTCATTGCCGATACAATCATAGTTAAGTGATCGAGTATAATAAACTTACAATCTAATCCACTAGCTAGGTATTGTACTTTAGATATAATATTATCGATATCAGTAGAACCAAAGTGGTCCCACATTCTTACTTTGTTTGTACCAAGGGTAGCCTCCCATGCTGCACGTTTCTCTTCCATAGTTGATTCACAAAATGGTAGGTGCAGTGGTTTGTTGGCATGTACAGACATAATACCTTTGGTTGTTCGTTCAATAGATTCTTCTAGAAACAAACAACCAACTGAATGATTACTGTTCTTTATTATATGATAAGCTAGTTCTCTCATTACACTAGACTTACCTATACCTGACCCCGCAGTATACGTACATAACTCACCAAGTCTCATACCATAAGTCATAGTATTCATACCCTCCCACGGATAAGGTATTGATTCTATTACCTTTTCATTAGCTATAAGATCCCAAGTATTCTCACCAAGTATAATACCCTCTGGTGTATATGTTTGCGCAGCATAGAATCTAGTCATGAAATCATGCTTCTTATTCTGCACTAGATAATCATTTGGATCTTTTAAACCTAAATTTACTATGTGTACTTTCTTTGGTGGAAATAGTTCGGCTACCTTTTTACTAGCCTCACGACCTGGTTCGTCATTATCAAAACATAAGTATATCTTTTCAAAACTATTTATATATTCATACTGTTTCTTACAATCGGTAATGGCTCCAGCTGCTCCAGTTCTAACACTAACAACTGGGTAAGATTTAGGTAGCATCATTTCATAGACCGACAAAGCATCTATCTCACCCTCACAGATAGTTATAATTTTAGAATTGTTAGAACTAAATAGTTGTTGACCGAACAATAAAGCTTTACCAGTCTTACCCTCTACACT